ACTATCGATCCGCCACTCGCAGTCCAAACAATCGACGTAGCGTTATCGACCTTCACGGTAGTCGTGCCGGTGAGCGCAAGCACCCCGATGTTGATGCCTCCCCGCGTGTAGCCGTTAGCGGTCGTCAACTCGTTTGTTGTTGTGTAAGTAGTTGAGTCTGCTGCCGACCAACTAGACGTATACAAAGCAATCTTGAACGTGTTCGTGTTCAAGTCGAGGTCGCCGTTGAGGAGGGAAGTCCTCGAAGCGTTAGGGAAAATCCAAGGTCCAGCAGCCATATGTTTATGAGGTGTTTATTGTGAAGGTTGCGACCTCATTCAAGGTTCCGCCGCCGGTTCGTTTGTGAAGTCTAAGGGTCCAACTTGATGGTTCACTAGAAGCCATCCACGAGACGGCAACCGCCGTTGCTCTCATGCTTGCCACAACCGGCACACCGATGTTGCCCGGATCGAGAGCAATGCCGCCACCCATCTGGAGTTCTATCTCAGTCGAGGTCGCGCTAGCATTCGTGCCTGTGAGCACTGAGGAGGAGACTCGGGCACCGATAGTATTGCGGACATCAATGCCGCTTGAATTGCCGAGTATGCCGATAGCAAAATCGCTAACGGCTGTCTTCGAGAAGACGTTATCTGCCGTCCCGTACAGGATCTGGTTAGCTGTGATGCCACTGGTAGAGATGCTTGTCAGAGAGTCGCTCAACGGCTGCTTTTCAGCAGACAAGGCGACCCCCTTAGACCTCAACTTTTGCCTCAGAGAGACTCTGGGATCACCGCTAGTTAAAGGCTCGTCCCTGTTGATTCCGGATCTTGAATAGTCGGGCATGACTTATCAGGACGGGTTAGACCCGGTTAGTTGATCCATCACATCCGGCGGGGCATCACTTGCTGCCTTAGCCAAGTTGCGCGTGGTGTTAGACTGTTGAGACGCTGCGTCCAACTGGGCTTGAGCAGCCATCGCTTGCTCCCTAGCCTGCCGCAACTCAACGACCTCCTCAGTGCTCCTGATGTGCCCTGGGTTGACCCCTAGCTTGTCACCGTAGTCATCTAGGAAGTTGTCCGTGTTCAGCTTGTCTAGAGCCTCTGGGTGCGACTGAGAGAGTCCCTGGATCATTCCGATGAACCGATCGTCTGCACTGGCACCGATAGCGCGTTGCGCCTGAGCGAGCATCGACACAAACTCGACTTGCAGGTTAGTGCCAGCAAGCTCTTCTGGAGGAGGCGGGATTAGCCCTACTTCCAGCATGTGATTGAACGTGATGTCAATCAAAGGCTCTAAGCCTTCATGGTGGAGGCGTTCCAGAGCAGGTCCGAGCATCAGAAGTTTCTCTTCGTGACGTTCTGCAACCTCTGTAGCAGTCATACTCTTGTTCGTAGACGAGAGCATTAAGAACAAGTCCGCGTAGAACGCGCTGTTGATGCGGCCACGAACGTCTTGGATGTCGTAAAGCAGACCTTGAAGGTCCGGGTTGACTTGCCATAGGGGGCGAATGCCCTGTCCGTTGCCGTCAACTTCCGTGTGCCCACCGGGAAGTGTATCGACTTCCTTGTTCTTCATCAGGGGTGGACCCTGAGTCGGTGGCTGAGTCAGGTGATCAAGGATCTGGCCCTTGCGACGTTGCTCGTGCTGGAGTTGCTTAACATCTCCAAGGCAAGCCATGCCCGGTGAATTGCCGTAAACGTCCTGACCGGAAACAGCCCATCGCGGGACGATAGCCGGGAACCTTTGGAACCCGGACTCTCGCAGAACAGTGTTCACATCCGAACCCGTCTTACCCTGCTCCCAGTAAACGGAGCGGAAAGGCATGTCCTTGTTGTTCTTTCGGTCTGCGTAGCGGTCAGAGCGAGGCTCGATAGCGTGACAAACCGTGCGCCAGTCCTCCAAGTTACCGTTACGGAACTGATTCTGGATGCTGACAGATACCTTCTCGTATCCAAACTCTTGCACCATCTGCCCGACTGTCATGTCGAACTCACGGTAGAGAGTGTTCACCCGCTCATTACTGTCCGTGCTGATGGCGTATTGACCCGCTGTGAGCACATGATGGTGGATGACGCTCTTGAAGTCCGAGACAACAATGGAGGCTGCTGTGCCGTATAGAGCGCACTCGGAGTAGATCCTCGGCAATGCTCGGTAGGTGTTGCTTTGAGCAAAGACCCTGAGCATCCGGCTAGTAACTTCGTGTAGCCACTCTTTGACAGGGCCATACTTATTCATCTCCGGGTCAGGAGCAGTAAGCCTCATCCACGGGCGAGCAGGACTAGTAGCTCCCGCCATCAAGCCTGCCTCTAGCACCTGAAGTGCTCTAGTCGCAGTGCTGTCAATGATGTTGTTATGCCGACGAGTACCTCGGTTCCGGTCTGTGGTGAGGAACCGCCCGGTTCGAGGGAGAACGAACTTGCTTAACTCCTCCCAATGGCTCTCCCATGAAGAGAGTTCCGTCCAGAGCATCTGCTTGCGGGCACGGATATGCTGAATCAAAGAGCGATGCTCTCCGTTCCCGATAGATACCTGTGAGTTAGGATACATATGTCAGTCTCCGAGGCTATACGATCCGCCTAGAGTTTGGTTGGGGTTACCACTTGGACCCGTCAAGAACGTGCTCGCAATGCCGGACTTAGCAGCAGCCCTTTTCTTGGCTAGGATCTTAGCAGCATTAGGCTTCTTCTTCTGGAGTGCCCGTTGAGCCGCTGCTTGCTGAAGACGCTTACTTCCGGCAGCGGACACAGCTTGTGCTTGCGCCCGTTCTTGTTGCTGAAAAGCCTCCTTGGCCTGCCTGTCTGCACGCTTGCCTTGACTCCTAGCTTGCATCATCTGCCCTGCGGCTAAGACTGCTCCGATTGCTACTCCTACACCCATAATATGCCTCTATGCCTCTGCTGCGGGGAAGAACTGGTCGTGGTAGGCGTTTAGTTCGTTTTCAATCCGTCGCCCGGACTGTGGACCTTTATTCTTCTTCCTCTTTTGCTGTTCTTGCCACGCCCCAAGACTGCCTCGGTAGCCGGTCTGCCTTGCATACTCTGACATAACAGGACCGTATTGAGAGTCTTCAATTAACCCTGTCGTGCCTGAAGTCGGCGATGAAAACGCTTCAATCTTCTTATAGGTGTCCATCTTGCCGCGTATGTCTTGCCCAGAAGCAGACTGCCTGAGATTGCTAATGAAGTTCTCGTTAGCCCTTGTGGCTCTTCCAACCTGAAAAGAAGCTACCCCATCAGGAGTTTCAGGAGAGGAAAGCCTAGAAGCCGATGCGCCGCTATTGCCTGCTCTTTGACCTCGACCAAGGGCACCCCCATAGCCCAGGGTTCCACCTCGGCCTATAGACCCGAACAGACTGGAAGACCCTTGAGATGTGTTGCCCATCAGAACTCTTTAGAGAATACGGAAGATACTTGCTCTCGCCGCTTACTGAGAAGCATATCGAGATTAGAGTTGCATTTAGCGGTCCAGAGCATACGGGAAACCCCGCACTCCTGAGCACTTTTCTCTGTTGACAGTATAAGTTTCCACCCTATCGGCCCTATACGATACGCCGGGTCCACATAGAGGCTGTCGTTGGTGGCTAGGATCTCGTCAAAATGCCCGTGCCTGTAAATGACAGAGACGCTGTAGCCTATCATGTGCCCTTCTACATAGGCACCCAGGGTAATCAGCATATCCAGGTCATCGAGAGACAGATACCTGTTGTTGTCAGGGAGAAAAGCAACCCGGCTGTCCTCTAACTCTCGGCAGTGGTCTTCGAATAAGTGCTGACCGTCACTCCAGAGTTCAAGAAACGAAACAGATCGTATGTCTAGGCTAGAGATGTCCATGGTTGTAGCGTAGTGGATTGCCAGCCTGTGTGATTGTGAGTAATGGTCTGGGTTAGGTTCTCGGCAACTTCTAGCACCGAGGTGCTTTACACGTAGTCGCCGTCAGCCCCGACCATCCACTGCCGCTCACTGCTGTTGGATGCGTATTGGGTGATGATCGCGTCCCTAGACTCAAGGAGTTTCTCATTGCCAGTGACCCTTGCGGCGATGTCCACTGCGCGGAAGGC